GATAATAGCTGACCCTAAAGATAACGGTTTAAATCATAAATCTTTACAAGATAAGAAAGAGGATTTAAAAAGTAAATTAAAAATAGTAACCTCCCTAAAAGAAAAAAACAGGGAGCTTACAAAACTAATAGGAGGTTGAAGATGTTTAAGACTTATGAAGATTTAATAGTAGGACTTAATAAAAATGTTGAGAGAATAACCTCAGAGGCTTACGATTTAGGGCTACAGGTATGGGATTATTTTATTAATAATTTAAATGAAAAAGTAAGGCAAAATGATAATAAAATTATAATTATAAAATGTGACGGCTGTAGATATTTACAAGACGATGGAGAGGAGGTACGCTGTATTAATAAAGACTCTAACCCTCTCTATAGTTTTGATGAGGACTTAATAGGCTGTGAGGCTGGCTGGGAGGCTGGGGAAGTTGAGGAGGTTGAGGATAAAAACAAAGAATGTAAAAATTGTTTATGTTCAATGTATTTTGTTTTAGGTTCTAACAACTGTACACGCTTTGACGATATTAACAACTGTAGTACCTGTCATACTTTTAACGAATTAATAACCGAGAAAATTACTTTTAAAGAGGCTGTTGATAAATTAACTAGAGGCTGAGTATGGCTGACGAAATAAAAAGATTTAAAAATCTTACTCAAGAGCTGGCTGATAAAGTGGAGGGAAAAGAGCAAACTGGAATATATAAAAATGTTAATTTTAAAAAGAGATTAGGCAAGGCTGAGAGAGCTTTATTAAAAATAGATTCTATTACTCCTGACTCTGAGAGGCCGTCTAAAATTGTAGCTGAGTATTTTGACGATATAAATAAAGAGGTTGTTTAAACGCTATGGAGTTTGATAATAGAGCTAACTGTCTTGTAGATTTTAATTTATTGCTCAATGCTATTGAGTGGTATAGTGGAGAGGAGTTTAAACCTATAGCTCCATACCAGAGCCGAATTTATAAAGACGCTAGAGGTTACGCTTTTATCTTTATTAAGAAAGGGATTAAACTAAGAGTCCATAGAATTATTATTATGTACTTGGCTAAAAGGAAATTTAAAAAAGGAATTTCAATACATCATATTAACGAAAACAAACTTGATAACAGAGCTGTTAACCTGAGACCGATTAACGCTAAAAAACATTATCCTCAGTATCATTCTAAATGGAGAGAGTAAAAATGGCTAAGATTCATAACTTAAAAACTTGGAGCTACTGGTTTAAGAAAATTAAATCAGGAGAGAAAAAGTTTGAGATTAGATTTAACGACAGAAATTTTAAAATAGGAGAAGTCCTCCATCTTATGAATTATGACCCTGTAGAAAAAACTTTATCTGATGAGGGGGTACATAAAACAATAAAGAATGTTTACAGAGATGTTTTCGGACTTGAGGAAAACTATGTTGTTTTGATATTTGAGCCAGAGGAAAACGAAATAATAGATACTGTGAAATCTTTAAATTATTCCGCTTGGCATTTATTAGAGGCTCTTAAAAAGAGTGCTTATCCTAGCTTGAGGGTTGGAGAGAGAACAGCATTAAACAACATAATTACAATGTTAAAAGATATCAAAATAGTTTTAGATAAAGGAGTCTCTTAATGGCTAAACCTACAAGGGCTGGTAGAGCTGGGCGATTGCTGGGAGCTGGAATAGTTGAAATGATTAACCTTATGTATCAAGATAATACAGCTATCAATTTTCTTAAAGGGCTGTTACCTATTTTAAGATTAGATTTTGATAATAGAATTGTAAGCCGTAAATTAGAAAAGGAAGAAAAGAGGCTGAAAAAAGTGGAGGCTGACAATGGCTAGTAAATGTATTCATAAATATAAAAATGAGGGGCTGGCTTACAAAGACAAAAAGGATTTTATAATTGTATCTTGTACTGAGTGCCTTAAACGCTGGCTCTGTAATACTTGGAGAGGTCAGATATTACAGGCTGTAGTATTAGAGGATGGAGATTTAGAGGAGGCAAAAAATGGACTTAGTTAAAAAGACTATAGGCAATTTTAATCTATTTCAAAAAGCTATTAATGAGCTGGAGTCATTAGTTAGCAAAAAAAAGAAAGCTCAGAAAGTTAAAATTACTCTGGAGCAAATCAGATTATTATCAGCTCTTGCTTTATTAGGCATAACAACAGATAAAGAATTGATTAAGAAAATACACCGTTTAAACACCATTGATGTATTTATGTACAAACATACAAGAGACTTGTAGAAATACGATATTTAAACTATATTAATAATATAGGAGGTTCTTAATTATGAAAATGCCAATGGCTCATAGTAAAAGGAAAAAGGTTAAAAAGGTTTGCGAACATTGCGGAGAGCCTTATAAGGGTTTTGCTATCTCTAAATTTTGTTATGTATGCAGAGAAAACAGAGTACATATCTGGCGTTCTAATCAAGGTAACAGGAAACGCTTAAACGGCTACAGGGCAAACAAGAAAAGAAACATATCAAGAAAGGAATTAACTAACGGAATGACAAAGAGACAGCTGTTAACTCCTAGAATTATGACTTTAGGCTGTAGGCTACTCGGTTGTAATAATGCTTATGAGATATGCTACTCCAGAGGTACAACAGCTTATCCTAAATACTGTCCAGAGCATAGGTCAGAATATAAAAGAGAGAGGTTTTTAAATGTCGGCTAACCTAAATACTGAATGTAATGAGTGTGGAGAAAGTATAGAGTATATTGGTTATTACTTTCCTGATACTAATGAGATAGAGCTTTTTTCTATTAGCGGAGGGATTATAATAAATAATATTATCTGTCCTCATTGCAAAGAGCCTAACGCTGTAGAGTTAATAAAGACAGCGTTTAAACAGTTTCTTGCAGAACAAGAGGAGCTTGCTATTGAGTACAAGGTAGAGGCTCAGATAGAAGATAAAGGAGGGTTGTTATAATGGCTACTAGAAACTTATTGCATATATCAAAGCTAGAGGCTTTTAAAGACTGGCTGGGAGAGAGAGCTTTAAAACCCAAAGGACATTATGAGGAGGCACGTTGGAAAACTGAGGCTGGTCTTATAGGGATTGTTTTTAGAAAGTCGAGAGGCAAAGAGCATTTTTCAATTAATGATATCGGTTATAATGATGTTAGAAAGTTTATCTGGTTTAGTAGGAGTAAAAAATATGTCTGAGACCAGAAAGATATCTGAAAAGGAGACCATAGTTAAAATAATTATGGCTCTGCATTATAAATTATATCCTAACCAGAAATTTATTAAGCCCAGAGAGAGCCTGAAAAAGATGGAGGGAGAAATTGAGGCTGGTAGATTATTTGAGAGCCGTACTGAGAGACAGTGTATAAGAGAGGAGTCTACTACTTGCGACTATTGCGGAAAGACTGGAGACTTATTAATAAAACAGATGCACGAAAATTGTTATACTCAGATGATACAAGCTCTGGAGGATGCTAATGAGTCCTGATTATTTCGGAATAATATTATCTTTTTTTATATCAGCTGTCTTTTGTTTTTGTTATGGCTGGCTGATAAAGAGAGGGATTAAATTAAAGAGAGAGTATTTTGTAGACCCTCATAGGATGGATGAGGCAATTGAGTTGTTAGAGAAACGGTCAAGGGAGGCTGAGGATGATTAGCTTTATAATTTCAGTTATACTTTTATCCGTCTTAATTTCTTATCTCTGGAAAGGTGCTGAAAAAGTTAAGGGAAAAATTAATACTTACGGAAAACAGATTAACGATAACGCTAATGCCAGCAATTATAATTTTGAGGTTTTAGATAGGAGATTAGAGCTTTTAGATAAAGAGCTGGCTTTGCTCCAGCATAAATACCAAAAACTTTTAAAAGAGGAGGAGTAATAAATGGCTAGGAGAGAAAGATTACCAATAGGAGGAGGGGAAAACCCTAGAGCATTAAAGCAACTTGAGGAGGCTGTAGGAACTATAGAACCGTTAATGGATATGGGTAGGAAAAGAATTATTAATTTACTCAGGGAGCAAGTTAATTTAAAAGTGGCTGAGATTATGAGAGCTGAGGGTTTTAAATTAGATATTAAAAATATATCTGAGTTATCAATTTGGGGGTTTATAAAATGGCGAAAGGCAAAGAGACAAGGGGGAGAAAATAAATGAATTGTCAACTTTATTCGGAGCATAATACAGGTGAAATATCAGACAGTTATATTTATGAATGTCCTAACAAAGCCAAGTTTATAACTCCTCCTGATATTCTTAATAAAAAAAAGTATTTAGTTTGCGGTGTTCATAGGAGGTCTATTGATACTATGAGAAAAAGGTTAGGTTTTAAAATATTTTGTCAGCCGATAAAAAAAGGGGATTAATGGATTGTGAACACGAAAAAGGAAAAGAGAGAGGTTATTATTTCGGAGAGGGCTATACAAGATTAAAGAGAGCTGAGTATCAGCATAAACACCACTTTGGGACAGTCCGAAAATATGAGCAAAAAGGAGGTCAGTTTATCCGGTGCTATTGTTCTTATAAATCCGAAAAGCCCCAGCCTGTTACTGTTAATGAACCCTGTCGCAAGGAGTCTGTAGAATGAAGTTTTATAGATTTGATGTTATTAGCTTTGATTATGAAACTATTTTAGCTCTATATGTTGGCTATAAATCTAGGCTGTTAGGAGTCGCTGTCCATAGGTGGGGAGTAAGAATATTATTAATAAATAGACTCCTTTGTTTCCATTGGAAAAAAAGACCTTATTGACAAGACTGTTTAAACAGTTTTATACTCTCCTTATAGCTGTTAATTGTGGAGACAGCTCTACTCTGGATTGAGGAGAGAATGGCTAAGAAAAAAGCTGTTAAGAAAACTACCAAAAAGAAAACCGTTAAATTAAAAAAAGACGGTACTCCCAGAAAAGAAAAAGAAAAGCCTAAAACTGGAGCTATTGATTTAGAGCAAGTCCGTAAGCTGGCCGAGGCTGGTCTCATTGATAGCCAGATAGCAGATATATTAGGCTTTAGTAAATCCTCCCTTACCAAATTAAAAAAGTCAGATGCTAATTTTTTTCAAACTCTCAAAGCTGGCAAGGCTGTAGCTGATGGAGAAGTTGTCAAGGCTCTGTATAATAGAGCTGTCGGTTACTCTCATAAAGATTGTCATATATCCGTATCTTTTGGCAAACCTACTATAGTCCCTTTTACAAAACATTATGCTCCTGATGTGACAGCCTGTATTTTCTGGTTAAAGAATAGACAACCTGAGCAATGGAAACAAATTGTAGACCCATCGGCCTCTACAGAGCCATTAAAAATAATCACTCCTAACTGGGCTATCAATAAAATGAGTGCTTAATGGTTGCAACCGCTAAGAAAAAAACCAAAAAGAAAAAGCCTGAGAATGGAGATACTTTAGGCTATACCTCTCTCCTCTATTTCCATTCCTACAAACCTCACTCATATCAAGAGGTATTTCATAAGGCAGACCAGAGAATAAAAGCTATCATAGCTGGAGCTAGAGGAGGTAAGACTTTAGGTATGGCTATGGAGATAGGGGCAATGGCAATTTTCCAGCCTAGATATCAGCAAAAAGATATTGACGATAAAAAACCTTATACCCTTTTATGTGTTGCTCCTACTTATCCAATGCTCCAAGATATTGTAATCCCAGAAGTTTTAAGAGTCTTACCTAAAGAAATCCATTATGGTAAGGGCTACAATGAGCAAAAGAAAACGCTTTTAATTAATGGTAGACATGGAATAACTAAAATAATATTTCGGTCAGCTGGAGACTCTAAGAGAGGACATCAGAAAATTGAGGGTCTACAATTATATGGAGCTTGGATAGATGAGTTTATGCAAGTCCCTAAAAAATTCTATACAGAAGTTAAGACTCGGCTTATGGATAGGAAAGGGATTCTGTTATTATCTGGTACTCCCAAAGGTAGAAACTGGGGCTATCAGGAAATATATAAAAGCTGTCAGATATTTAATAAAGACTCTGATATATTTGTTAGCTACTATAACACTATTGATAATCCTTATTTCCCAAAGGAGGAGCTGGAAAAAGCAAGGGCTGAAATGCCTCCAGAGTATTTCACTCGGACTTTTGAGGCCAGCTTTGACGCTTTTGAGGGTCAAGTCTGGAAAGCGTTTAAACAGTCTGTCCACGTTATAGAGAGAGTCCCAAAAGATTTAGCTATTGTTAAATTATACGCTGGTCAAGATTTCGGTTATCCGTCTCCTAATGCTACTGTATTTATCGGAGAAGATATAAAAGGTAACAAATATATTTTAGATGAGCTGTACACTCCAGAGCAAACCATAAGCGATTTAAGCAAAGGGATAAAATTAAAAGCTGAGGAGCTGGCTAAAAAATATAAAGTCCATCTAGGGAAAATATGGTGTGACAGCAATAACAATGAAGCAATAAAACAATTAAAAAATGCTGGGCTTTTTGCTAGACCAGTCAGCAAGGGTAAAGGGTCTGTACTTGAGGGTATCAAAACCGTAGCTGAATTATTTCACGTTAACCCAGAGACTAAAAAACCAAAACTCTATATTTTGTCTTGTTGTGTTTATACTATTTCGGAATGTCAGGGTTATCAATGGAGAATTAAAGTAGGAGATATTGAGACTGATGAGCCTGAGAAAATTGACGACCATACTCCAGACGCTTTAAGATATGCTATTGTTATGAACATCAAAGGAGAGAGGGGTAGTTTTTAAATGTATTTACTTTATTGTCTTGACATTGTTATCTTTAGGAAATTACTAACTTTTAAAGGAGCTTTTCTATGGCTGGATTTATGAACACTCTAAAACAGACATTTAAAGATAATATAGCCGACTGGGATTATCTGTTAAATGCCTACAAAGGAAAGGATATAGAGGAGAACTATCTTTATAAATGGGTAACAGAGGAGACTACAGAGCTGGGGAAAAAGGTCTATGAGAGACGGAAAAAAATAACTCCTTATTTTAATTTCTCTAAAAAGATAGTTAAGTCCTACAATAATTTTATTTATAAAGATACTCCTAAAAGAGAGAATTTTCCTAAAGAGGCTCTGGAGTTTAGCGGTGTTAAAAACTATGACAAACAGATAAAAGCCACTTCGATTTATACAACAGTTTGCGGGAAATGCTGGCTATTTATCGACAAAGATAATCCCTCCGAAAACATCAAAACTAAAAAGGATGAAATTGACAATAAACTTTTTCCTTACCTTGTAGCTGTTCCCCCTAATCAGGTTTATAACTGGACTAGAGAAATTGATAATTCTATCAGTCAAGTAGCTTGGTATAAAATTATTGAAGATAGGATTTTCGGCTACTACTGGGATAGAGAAGTCTGGGAGGTCTGGGTAGCAGATTATCTGACTACAGACTCTTTAGATGGAGCAATAGCAAAGCTGGCAATAAAACAGACTGGAGCTAACGTTGTTAAAAGAGTCCCTGTATTAGAAATAGTTGACGAAGATGCAGACCTAATAAAAGGTACTTCCACTTGGTATAAAGATATAGTTAAACAGGATATTACCTATTATAATAAAGTCTCTGTAAAAAATCTTAACATTGACCAGCAAGCTCTAGGAATTTTAATACTCCCTGATAGCTATGAGCAAAATAAAGAGGGAGTAGTAAATAAAACAGGTACGTCAACTGGATATTACGAGAGTGGAGAGGAGCAAGGGATATGTAGGTTTATCTCTCCTGACTCTGACATGACTATTAAGGAAATCAGGGAGGACTTAGACGCTGACAGGGCTATGATTTATTTTATGGCTGGGCTTACTCAGAGCCGTCAATTAAATATGAGTCAGTCCGTAGAGTCTAAAGAATTTGATTTTGTAGAGACTGAAAAGTTTCTATCTAACTGGGCTGACATAATGGAGAGAGCTGAGAAAGACGCTTTGAAAATTATCGGACTTTTTCAAGGTCAGGATTATAAAGATGTGGAAATATCCTACAACAAAGAATTTATAGCTCAAGAGTTAGCTGATATTATAGCGGTTGCTTTGGATATTGATACAATGGATATTAGGAGCAACAAGTTTAAAAAGCATTTACAGAAATCTATTATAACAGCTTATGCAAAAGGTAAAGTCTCCCCTGAGACTTTGGATGAGATGTTAAAAGAAGTAGAGGAGGCTGATTTTGAGGACTTAAATAAAACGTTATCGAGATTTAATGTAAAGCCAGAGGATAATCCCTCTGATTAATTTTTTTTATAAACCCTAACAGGAGAGGTTTTAAATGCAATTTACTCTACCAGCTGGAATAACAATTTCAGCAGAGGACAAGACAAAACTTGAGGCTCACATTAAAGAGGTTAATGAGGCTGAGGGGCTTTTAGTAAAAGATGTTTCTACAAAAGATAGCATTAATAAAGATGTTATTAAACAGAGAGACGATTTAAAAACCAAAGTAGGAGAGAAAGATACTGAGTTGTCTACTCTCCAGCAAAAAATTAAAGATGGTGATATAGATGGCTTAGTCTCTAAGGGTAAGTATCAAGAGGCTATGGATTTAAAAGAAAAAGAGTGGTCTGATAAATTTGAGGCTAACAATGAGACTTTAAAAGGTCTCAAGACTGGAATGAAAAGAGGCTCTATTAAATCGGCAATTAATAAAGGGTTGCTGTCTGCTAAGGTTGCTAATGTAGATAAAGCCAGAGCTTATATAGACACTGTTTTTGATTTTGAGGCTGACGAAAAAGACGGAGAGTTTACAGCAAAAGTTTTAAAGGGTCACAAAATTTTAAAAGAGGATGGTAGTTCTAAAAGTCCCTCTGAGGCTGTTCACGATTTTATGGTTAACGGAGATAATGACGAATATTTAGAGGGAGCTGGTACTGGAGGCTCTGGCTCTGGAGGAGGCTCTGGAGACGGTTCTGGAGGTAGTAAAATATTTACCAGAGAAGATATAAAAGGTATGTCTAAGGAGGAGTTTGCTAAGAATGAAAAAGAGATTGATAAACAAACAGCTGAGGGAAAAATAAAATAATTGACATTTTTACTGTAACAATAATATAATATAAGCATAAACTGACATTTAAAACCCATCTCTCCTAGTATGGAGTTACGGTTTATTAAGCTGGACAGCTTATATAAATTTTAAAGAGAGAGCTAAATTTTTTAGTTTTCTCTTTTTTTTATACAGAGGTGAGGTATAAATTGAAAACATATTTTTTTAAACTTTTACAAAAGGAGTTAGCATAATGGCTAATGACAATACAATGTTTATCCCTGAGATTTGGTCTCAGAAGATACTCAAAAATTTTGACGCAAAATCCGTAATGATAGCGAATAATCTTGTCAATACGGACTATGAGGGTGAGATAAAAGAAAAGGGAGACACCGTAAAGGTCAAACAATTTGGAGATGTTACAGTTAAAGATTATACAGGCTCCATCTCGGTTGATGATGTTTCTGGCTCGGAGTCTCAGCTTGATATTGATGTTGAGAAATATTTTGCTTTTAAAATCGGTGACGTTGAGGAGGTTCAGTCTGACACTAACCTTATTAACGGATATTCTGAAAGAGCTGGT